CGCCCCTCCTCGATTTACCCCCGGAGGGATATTTCGAGATGGGTTTTAGCCTACACGGCCTGGTTCTCTCATCGGCCGGTCTTTCATGCTCCTTTCAACCGGCGGTCGTGTAGGTTAAAACTCGTCTCGAACGAACCAAAAGAGGAGCATGTATGGTTAAAAAGCGGGGAAAACCCCCTACTAGCCCAGAAGAAGCGGAGCGATTGGCTATTGCAGGTGCGATGGATCTAGCCGCACAGCAGATTATGGACGGTACAGCATCCAATTCTGTTATCCTACACTTCCTAAAACTCGGTGGAAGTAGGGAAAAGCTGGAACAAGAGCGCATTAAAGCGGACACTCTACTCGCACAGGCTAAAGTTTCGGCTCTTGAGTCGGCAGCCAGAACAGAAGAGCTTGTTTCGGAAGCGCTGGACGCCTTCAGGTTATATTCTGGAGAGCCCGATGCGCAGCTATAGCGAATTGTCCAGGCTGGAGACCTTTGAAGAACGACTCGAGTACCTTTCCTTGAATGGAGAGTTCTTCGACGAGACCTTCGGCGGTTCTAGGTGGATGAATCAGGATTTTTACAGATCTGACGTCTGGCGAAAGGCTCGAACAGAGGCGATTGCTAGGGACCTTGGCTGTGATCTAGGTATAGAGGGTTATGAGATCTACGATGGTATCGTAGTTCATCATATAAATCCTCTAACACCCCGACAATGCTCTGATGCAGACCCATGTATGTGGGATCTGAACAACCTTATTTGTGTATCTAGAGATACGCATAACGCTATTCACTACGGAACGTCTCCTTTGGCCTTGGTTGACTTTGAGCCTAGGTCTCCCGGAGACACGACATTATGGGGGAGGAGGATCTCGTGACCATTCTAGAAGAGACGAAACGGTATCTTAACATTGAGAATGAAGACACCGATTTCGATCTCGAGCTAACCGACGCTATTGAGAACTCCCTCATGACTGCTACGCAGTTGACAGAGGATCCAGCTCTTCCTCAATCCGCGTCGGATGACTATCCAACCACGGTACTCGGTAGAATGCTGCGACAGTACGTCAATTACTCTGTTAAGCTAGCATTCGATCCGCCGGCCACATCGTTCACGATCGAGGCCATCAAGCAACTAAGGAGTGAGATCGAGTGGAGACTCACAATTCAGAGGAACTAGCACACTACGGCGTCCTTGGTATGAAGTGGGGCGTCCGTAAGGAACCCGAAAAGAGTACGGGCTCTTCTGTCAAAACCAAGGAAGAGAAGGCTAAGATTATTGCCGATCGGGCAGCTGCTCTCCAAGCCGCGATCGACAAGAAAGAAGCCGAAAAGGCTGCTAAGAAGGCTGCTAAGAAGGCTGCTAGCGATGCTAAAAAGGCTGCTAGAGGCGGTAAGAAGTCTGGCGGCGG